TGCCGAGGCGCACTTGAAAGCATTGAAGGCTGAGAAGCACAAGCTATCGGTCGAACAAATACCATCACTCATGGATGAGATGGGCGTTGAGCGTCTTGATGTAGACGGCTTGACTGTGCAGCGAAAGATGATGGTGCATGCCAGTATCCCAGTATCGCGGAGAGAAGAGGCTTTCTCTTGGCTTCGGGAGCAGGGGCTAGATGACATTATAAAGAACGATGTGATCTGCACCTTCGGTAAGGGGCAAGACAACATGGCGAAAGATGTTGTTGGCATCCTAAGTGACCGTGGTTTCGAACCGAATACCAAGACCCACGTTCATCCCTCTACGTTGAAAGCGTTTATCAAAGAGCGTGTGACGGACGGGAAGCCTATCGACCTCGACATGTTTGGGGCATTCATCGCAAACGCGGCAGAAATCCGGAGGAAAGTATAATGGGTGCGTATAAGAATAAAATGTTGGAAGAGATGGATGATGAAGACCACACTGATGAGTATGGTGGCTTCATGGACAATGACGAGACAGATTTCGAAGAGTGCATGGAAGATCAGTTGATTGAGAGACAGATTGACGAAGAGCTTCAAACTCTTTTGGAACTGGAGGCTGATCTAAAAGGGCATCAAAGAGCTTTATACAATAGGATGATAGGTATGAAGGTTGCGAAGAACATGGCGAAGGATCGCATCTCTTTGATTAAATCTATTCTTGGGGGACATAAAAATGGGTAACGCGGTAGCAAATAAAAAAAGTGCAGAGTTAAGCACAGACGTAATGGACGATATCTTTGCCACAGCGGGGGAAGGTGCATCGTTTGACAGTAGCGAGATGCAGATACCGTTTGTACGGTTGCTTCAGGCTATGTCTCCACAGTTAAACAAGCGCAACGCTGAGTACATTGAAGGCTCTCAGCAGGGTGATGCGTTTAACAATGTGACATTTCAGATATGGGAAGGCGAGAAAGGTATACAGGTTATCCCCTGCTATCAGTGTACCAAATACCTAGAGTTCGTGCCGCGTGACTTGGGCGGCGGGTTCAAAGGAGAGATTGCCGCCACTGATCCTGTACTGACCAAGACAACACGGTCAGGGTCCAAGGAAATGTTACCCAACGGCAATGAACTGGTGAAATCAGACCAACACTTTGTGTTGATTGTTGAGGAAGACGGTTCTTATCAACCTGCGGTAGTAGATATGAAATCTACTGCCCTTAAAGTAAGCCGCCGTTGGAAAACACAGATCGCCATGCAGAAAGTTAAGCATCCTAAGTCGGGTGCGATGGTTACTCCTGCGGTCTTTGCCACGATCTGGCGTCTCCGATCTGTTGAGGAGAGTAACGATCAGGGTACATGGAACAACTGGGCTATTGAAAAGGTCGGGTTGGTTAAAGAGAAAGACCAGTTGCAAGAAGCCATGCTGTTTAGGCAGTCGGTTGCAGCGGGTGAGGTTAAAGCAGCACCAGAGGTTGAAACCTCCAAGCCAGCCTCTGCAGAACGGAATGACGAAATCCCGTTCTAATCTGCTTTAGGGGGGCGCGGGTCAGGTTTCGCACTGCGAGGCTCCCCCCACTTTCTCAGGGATTATTGTAATGACACAAGCTAGTAGGATGCTGGCTATCTTCGCTGGTTCGCGGGTAGCGTATGGCTCTACAAAAATAAAACGTGTGGGCCGGAACGGTAAAACGGAAGCCGACAGTTGGATTGTGCGTGATCCTCTGACCGAGGAGGCTATGCAAAAACATTTGGATGGATCGTTAGGTGTTGGGTCCATACCGATAGACGAGGAGAATGCCTGCCGTTTTGGGTGCATTGACATTGATGTTTACGATCTGGATCACAAGCAACTGCAGCAAAAGATTACGCAGTTAAAGTTCCCGTTGTCTCACTGCCGTTCTAAGTCTGGTGGAGCGCACCTCTACCTGTTTCTTAATCAGAAAGAGTCGGCGGCGGTGGTTCGAGAGTTCCTGACCGAGATGTCTATTGCTTTGGGGTTCTCAGGTTCAGAGATTTTCCCCAAGCAGGACACAATATTATCAGATCAGGGAGACGTGGGTAACTTTATTAACCTACCGTACTTCAAGGCGGAGGAGACGCTTCGATACTGCTTTGATAGCAACGTCGAGGCGTTAGAGTTGGATGATTTTCTGGATCATGCGGAGAAGTCCGAGACCACGCTAGATGATCTGGAAGCTTTAAGACTTGGGGGCAAGGAAGAGTTCTTTGATGGACCGCCATGCCTACAACACATCTGTTCGCAGGGTGCAATCTCAAGTGATAGAAACTCAACGATGTTCAACTGTGGCGTGTACTGCCGTAAGAAGTGGGCGGATGATTGGGTTGAGAAACTAGAAGAGATGAACCGAAACCTTACGGCCTCTCCACTTCCGGCCTCTGAGATATCTGCGCTGCAGAAATCGGTGGGCAAGAAGGATTATTTCTACACCTGTAAGCAAGAGCCTATCAAAAGCTACTGTGATCCGGACGTATGCCGCACCAGAAAGTACGGTGTGGGTGATGACGTACCGGATGCGCCCAAGCTAGGAGGTCTTGTGACCATGCTGTCGGAGCCAAGGCTACACTTCTTGGACGTTACAGGGCGGCGGGTGCAGCTATCAACGGAGCAGTTACAAAACCAGACGCTGTTTCAACGGGCATGTATGGATCAGCTAAGTGTTATGCCTCCTACCATGCGTCCAGCAAGGTGGCAGATGCTTATCTCTGCGCTCATGACAAACTCCACACGAATAGAGGTGCCAGAAGAACTGACCTACTCAGGCCAGTTTAAAGATCACCTACGCATGTACTGCACCAGTAGGATACGGGCTGTGCAGGCAGAGGAAATAACGCATGGAAAGCCGTGGACCGAGGGCGGGTTTACCTCGTTCATGATCTCGGGTCTCATGGATTATTTGCATAATCGTAACTTCAATCAGTACACAAGAGCCGAGGTTACGGAAGCATTAAAGAAGCTGAACGGGGGCAAGGACGCCGAGTATGTCCTGAACTATCGCAAGGCTGACGGGAAGAGAACAACGGCGCGTGTATGGCGTGTGCCTGCGTTCGAGGAAACGGATGTAGAACTAGATGTAAAGGAGATTCCAAATGACATCCCCTTCTAACCGTTTGTTAAGGGTGTCCGAGGTCGCAAAGCTTTTGGGAGTATCGACCTCAACGCTCTACAAGTGGGTGAAACAGGGCCAATTTCCACGGCCCATAATGCTTGGACCGATGAAACCCAAGCAGCGACAGACCAAGCGTTGGGTTCTGAGCGAAGTGGAACAATGGGTAAACGAAAGGGCTAGGGAAGATGATTACGAATAGTGAACTGATACTGGGACCGCCCGGAACTGGGAAAACACATACGTTGATGGAGCGGGTGAACGATTACTTTGAGGAGGGCGGTGCGCCTCACAGATTTGCGTTTGTTTCATTTACTCGCAAGTCCATTCAGGAGGCTATGGAACGGGCTTGTCTGAAGTTTAGTCTCAAGCCAAAAGAGTTGCCGCACTGCAGGACGTTGCATGCCACGGCGTTCCACGGTCTTGGGCTACAGTCCTCCGATGTTATGGGGGCTGACGATTACAGAAAGCTGTCAGGTCTCCTACGTCTTGACCTACTGGCGAGAGACGGGGTTGATGCAGCGGACGGGTTAATCAAGACAACACTGTCGGGGTCAGGTGCTCAGTACCTAAACATAATCGACCGAGCGCGGTCTCGCTTGCTCTCTCTTGAAGAGGAGTTCAACGACTCGGGAAACTATGGCCTAGCATTTTCCAAGCTGGTGAATGTGGAAGCCACGCTGACTAAGTACAAGACGCAGGAAGCAAAGCTAGATTTCGGGGATTTTATTTCACGGTATGTGGAGATTGTTAATCCTCCGGAGCTAGACCTGTTGATTGTGGACGAGGCCCAAGATTTAACGCCGTCACAGTGGCAGATGGTTGCGAAGATGTCGGAGGATGCCAAGCGAACTATCATTGCAGGGGATGACGATCAGGCTATCCATGAGTGGACGGGCGTAAAGGTAGAAGACTTCCTAAGTTGCTCAGACAAAAGGATTGTATTGAGCCAGTCCTACAGGATGCCGCAGGCTGTTCACAATCTGTCTCAGATGATTGTAAAGCGGATAGATAACCGCATTGTGAAAGAGTTCGAGCCAACGGACAGAGAAGGCTCCATTAGATACCATGTAAACATTGAGACGGTGCCCTTGGACACAGGTTCGTGGACCTTGATGGCTCGTACTAATTCCTATGCTTGGGAGTTGGCAAAGCAGGTTCGAGCGTATGGATATCTGTATAGTTTTCGAGGACGGGGGAGCGTAAGCGAAGCGGTTGCCGATGGCCTAGACGTATGGCGGAAGCTGCAAGATGGGGAGCGTGTTGGTCTTGCGAGGATCAGGGACCTATACAAGAACGTCCCGAAGATGGGGGACTATCGGGTGGTCAAGCGGGGAGCGGTTGGTTTGTTGGATGCTGCAGCGGATGACGCGATGCTTTCTTACGATGATCTTGTATCAGAGTTTGGCATGGTTGCTCCGCTAAATCGTCCGGCTACGGACGTAATGAACCTTGGTAACGAGGACAGGCTATACATAGAGTCGCTTGAGGCACGGGGGGAGAACATCTCTGATACACCTCGTATTAAAATCTCAACCATCCATGCGATGAAGGGCGGGGAGGACGAGAACTGCATGGTGTATTTGGGTTCAACGAAGGCGTGTGAGGAGTCCAAGAACCCAGACGCGGAGCATCGGGTGTTCTATGTTGCGGTGACTAGGACCAAAGAGAACCTGCACATTTTGGAATCAGACAAACGGTACAGGTACATGCTATGAAAAGAGATGAGGTGCTAGACAAAGCCAAGTCTCTGATATCTGGTGACAGGCAAGAGGACTACGGGGATGCAACACAATCGTTCAGGGCCATTGCAGATGGGTGGAACGTCATTGTTTCTAGGGCCATTAAACAGAACGGGAAGTTTGCCCCTATTACTCCCGCGCATGTAGCGTTGATGATGGACTGGTTGAAAACAACACGGCTGCTCAATGACACGTCACATCAAGACTCGTGGGTGGACAAGGCAGGTTACAGCGCACTGGGCGCAGAAATAGGTTTATCAAATGGCGAAAAAAGATAAGACGATTAGTTTCATTGAGCGCATGGAAATGGATAACTTTGATCCCGATTGGAATATCCCTTTCGAGTTGCCCGACCTGACGGGCTACAAAGAAATAGCCGTGGACCTTGAGACGAGAGACCCGAACCTCACCACCCTTGGCCCCGGATGGGCTAGGGGTGACGGAAATATTGTGGGCATTGCGGTAGCAGCGGGGGATTACTCTGGGTACTTTCCTATCCGGCACCAGAACGGACACAATCTTGATCCGAAGGTCACGCTGCGCTGGTTCAAAAAGCAGATGGCTACACCTCGGATTGATAAGATCATGCACAATGCAACCTATGATGCAGGGTGGCTACACGCGGAGGGCATAGAGGTGCAGGGTCGGATCATCGACACGATGGTTGCTGCTCCTTTGATAGACGAGAACAGGTTTTCATATAGCCTAAACAATCTGGGTCGTGACTGGATTGACATGCGTAAGAACGAGAAGATGTTACGCGCTGCAGCAAAGGACTTTGGCTTTGATCCCAAGTCAGAGATGTGGCGTCTGCCTCCGATGTACGTTGGTGCATACGCGGAGCAGGACGCAATCATGACGCTGAAGCTTTGGCATCGGCTCAAGATAGAGATCAGCGAACAAGACTTGGGCGCAATCTTTGATCTCGAAACGGGCCTCATACCTTTGATGTTGGAGATGCGTAAGAACGGGGTGCGCGTTGATCTGGACAAGGCGGATCAAGCTAGGAACGGGCTACGCAAACAGGTCAAGACGCTCAAGGAGTTCATCAAACACAAGAGCGGGGTGCAGATAGAACCGTGGGCTGCAGAGTCAGTAAAGAAAGTCTTTGAGGCTTTGGACCTATCGTATCCAAATACGGAAGCTGGTGCCCCGTCCTTCACCAAACAGTATCTGTCCTCTCACCCGAACGAAGTGGCTCAGGCTATCGTTAAGCTGCGCGAGTTTGACAAGGCAGACGGTACGTTCATTGAAACCATACAGCGGCACAGTCACAAGGGACGCATACACTGCGAGTTCCACCAGCTACGGAGCGATGACGGAGGTACTGTAACCGGAAGGTTCTCGTCCTCAAACCCGAACCTGCAGCAAATCCCTGCGCGTGATCCGGACATCAAGAAGCTCATTCGTGGGCTGTTCATTCCGGAGGACGGGTGCCAGTGGGGTTCGTTTGACTACGCCAGTCAGGAGCCAAGGCTCTTGGTTCACTTTGCGGCAAGCGTGTCGGGTGTGCATAGGCATGACATGGTGGATCAGATTGTCAAAGAGTACCACTCAGGCGATGTCGATCTACACCAGATGGTGGCAGACTTCGCGGGGATTACCCGAAAGCAAGCCAAGACCGTGAACCTTGGGATCATGTATGGCATGGGAGTTGCAAAGCTGGCGGCTCAGTTGTCGATCACGCCGGACGAGGCCAAGGCATTGCTGTCCACGCACCATTCGAAGGTGCCTTTTGTTAAGGGGCTTGCGGAACTGGCAACGGTACAGGCATCCAAGCACGGTTCGATACGCACGTTGCTTGGTAGGCGGTGCCGCTTCCATTTATGGGAGCCTCGCACCTACGGGTATGAGAAGCCGCTCCCGTTAGAGGATGCGCAGAAAAAGCACGGCATGAACTTGCGCAGGGCGTTTACATACAAGGCACTTAACAAGTTGATCCAAGGATCAGCCGCCGACCAAACCAAACGGGCGATGTTGGATTGCTATAACGAGGGCTTGGTTCCTTCTCTCACGGTGCATGACGAACTGTGCTTTTCCATTGAGAACCAGAAGCAGGCGTCACGCATTACCGAGATCATGGAGCACGGTCTTGATGACGTTCTGAAAGTACCGTCGAAGGTAGACGAGGAGTTGGGTAGTAACTGGGGAGAGGTAGGGTAAAACCGCTCTCAAAGGCGGGATTCCCTATTAATAGTATATATAGCGAATCCCGCCTTTGAGACGCTAAATCTACTGTCCCATCCCAAGTCTTCGGGCGATATCCATGTTGCGGAAGTCCCCGAGTAGCGTGGACGGAATGAACTGGCGCAAGCCTGCATCCGCTTGCTGCACGGGAGCCGCTGCAGGGACCGTAGGAGCGGGGTTAGCTGGAGCGGGGGCCACTTGCTGCGCCTGAGCGATAGGGGCCTCCACAGGCGATTGTATGGACGCTGTGACGCCCTCCGCTACCTCTGGCTCCGGTTCAGGGACAGGTGACAGCGGCTGACGCATACGTTCGTTAGACAATCGGTTCAGCATTGCATAGTCCGGACGCTCTGTAACCCGTGGCTGATCCTCACGAACCTCAAGAGCAACCTCTTTGATTACTTCCTTGCTCACCATTCCGGGGTAGAACTCTCCACGCATGATGATGTTTGCTTCCGCCGCACCAAGACCAGCCTTCTGTACCAACTCCTTGCGGATTTGCTGATCTGAAAGACCTACTTGCCGTGCCGCTAGAATCTTGGCGTACATACTGCTTTGCGCTCTGTACAAGTTATCAAGATAGCCACCCCATGCGTCAGCCATATCCTCCGAAGAGGTGAAGTTCTGCTTGATGGCACGAGACGCTTGGGTCTTGGCACCAGAACGCAGGTTTAAATACTCCGAGCCTTTGTAGTTGAAGTCTTTGCGTAGGTTTAATTCGATGGGCGTGAACCCCGTAATGGCCCGAGCAAGCTCCGCCTCCGCGTTGTACTGTACACCCGTACCCGTTGGTGTATCGGTTGCTGCACGGAAGGCCCTGCCCCCTTCGATCCTACCATTCTTCTCGGTAACAATCTCTCTGATGTACGCTGGCTCAAAGCCGCCCATCACATGGGTAAACCCACGACTGATTTTTGTCCCAAGATCATCGGTGTCATCCCAGATAGGAGCGCCCTGTGGGGTTCTACCACCCCTGCCGATGGGGTTGTCAGAGGGCAACGCATTGCGCAGCCGCTCAAAGAACAACGATTCAGAACCAAACGGCTCTGCGTACCCACTCAATCCAGCAAAGGCAGCGGATGCAATCTTCTCTGCCTCCGACTTGTTAAGAATGCCCTTCTCTTGGTATACCTGTAGTGCAGCGCGAACAGGGTCAGTGACAAACGAGAACGGTGCAACGTAGCTCTGGTCAGCAAACTGCATCTTGCCACGGTGATCGTTGTTCAGAACAATCAACTGGTGGCCCTTGGTGTAGTCAGCGTTCAGAGATTCCGCTGCATCCATCTCCTCTTGCGTGGTTCCTGTTGCAATCATAGACGCTCTGGTTGCCGCATAAGGAAGGGCCGTTGACACAGCCAGATAGGATGTCAGTCGTTGCGAACCGATGCCCCTGATGGACCGCTCAAGGTTCCTGATACCCTCTTCTCCAATATTTGGGTCGTTCAAAAGCGCCTGACCTGCAGCCGAGTCAAGATCAACCTTGTAGCCTAGTTCTTTCATACCACGAGACAAGGTGTTGGCAGAGTTGCGGATGTTCTCTGCAGCAAACGAGGTGAAGTTACCCAAGATAGGAATGCGGTCGAGGTTCCGAACGAGGTTCCCGATCCGGTTATACAT